GCGCCAATATCTTTTAATGCACCGCTAATAATGTCAATTGGCTGGGCCATATTATTCCACCGTAAAAGTATCTGATAACCAAGGCGCTACAATTGGTTTATGCGTTTTTAAAGCATTAATTTGCGTTTCTACACCTAATTTTATATGATTTTTGCCATCAAAAATAGCTTCCTTCTCTAACCAATCAGCTATCATTTGTTCGGTTACATCAGCAAAAGGCACTTTTTCGCTTGGTTCATTAAAGTAATAATTACCTTCAGTTTCTACTGAAAGTTCACCATCTGTTCCTACAAGATGATATTTGCATCCTGTAATCACTTCATCTTGAGCAAAGACTTCTAATATTTTCCATTGATAATTCATATTTATCCTATTAATGCTGTTACTTCAGCTTGTGTTAGTCCTAATGCTGTTAGTTTAGCTAGTGCAGAAGCCTTTGCAGCTATGGCATCTTGTGCATCAGCTTCAGCCTGTGCTGTAACTGTGGCTAAATCGTAAGATACTTCATTGCCGTCTGCATCATAAGCAAAATCACCTACTGTACGAACTACATTAGGATATAGTTTATAAATTACGCTAATTTGCTCTTGGGTTATCATGCGGCAATTTCCATTAAAGTAATTGTTGAAGTAACGCCTTGGCTTTGCACAGTAACAGATGCCACATTTGCCACATTCATAAATTGAGTTTTATATGTTAATGCGGAAGTTGTTGCTGGTGAATCTAAATAAGATGAAGAAAGTGAGCCAACAATATTTCTTAAAGTGGAGTTTGTATATGCTGTATATCCACCCAATCTAATTAAATTAGAACCATTTTTAAGTATCCATAAATCAATAGCATTGCCAGCATTTGATGAATCTTTATCTAAACCACATTGATTTACACAAATTAAAATTTTGCTTGTAGAAAATAAAGGAGTTATGGTTGCAGTTAATCCAGTATCAGCAAGTGTGCTTGTTGAATTGCTTGTTTGCGTTGAATAAGTAGCATTAACCACTTGCAACACTTTACTAGGTGCAGCTTGTGGATTAGTACCATTAGGGAATGTGACTCCTTGCGAGCCATCGAGGACAATCGACATTATGCTGTTCCTTGTGTATCTGCTGGCTGGGCAACATTGCCTTCGCTAACCCATTTTAGATATTCTTGGTAGTCTGTATTGGCTGAGTCAAAAGGGATGGTTGCGTTATCGCTTAAGCGAATTACGCTGTTATTTTCTATAGGTTTTCCATCAAGCCCTAATTGAGTAATTGGTAATTTATACATTTTATAGTTCCGCAGTAGCAGTTAATGCAATGTTTCCTGATGTACCAGCAGCAAAAAAGTTTCCTCCTGCGCTCCACCATGAATCTGAGGCAGTTGAATAAATTGTTGCGCTACTACCATTATACGAACCAGTAGCCAAACCGACAGTAGGTGAAGCTCTTTTAGTAACCTTATAACTCCATTGATAAAAGTTATATATTCCAGCAGTAGTTGCTGTGGTTGAAACTGCTGTTTGTCCTAATCCAGTATAAATAGTATTTTCATAATATCTCTGACACAAAGCTAACTCTTGCTGATACTGACGATACTCAAATCCAGTAGCAATGCTTCCTACTTCTAGTTGAACACCAGTAATGTAAAAGGTTGCTCCGCTTGTTCCTACTACGGATATTGCTCCTGTGGCTGTGTTGTAGTTTGTTCCAGCCCATGTTCCTGCTGTTCCACTATAGGTAGAACCCACACCAAGTCCAAATACAATATTTATTCCTGTTGAGTTATCTGTAGCCCAAGTACCTGTGGTATCACCAGCAACAGTTACACTAATTGATGTCCATGTGTTTGCAACTGGAATTGAATATGTAAAAGGATAAGAACGATTTAATGCACCATTACGAATAGAACCACCAAAAGTTCCTGTTAGGCTTGAATATACTTGGAATGATAATGTAACAGTTTTAGCATTAGCAGTTCCCCAAGCTAAGTCGGCAATATTATAACCTTCAATAGATTGTTGAATAGTAAAAGCATCGCTAGAACCAACAGAATAAGCAGAAGAAGATGTTACTCCTAAATATTTTGTAAATCCTACTGGTGGCGTTACAGAACCAGCATTTTGTTGGACTGTGTATTTAGAGGCTACAGTTCCTTGTGATGCAAATCTATCAAGAGTATAAGTTGTAGTTGTGGTCTGAGTAAAACTACCACCATTATTTCTTTGGTCAATAACCATCGCACCATTAATAATGCGGTTCTTCATAATAGAAGCGTTACCAGCTCCTAAATTAGAGCCAGCTACACTTGTGCCTATTTGGTCAGCATTGACTGTTCCGTATGCCATTATGCTGTTCCTGTTAATGCTTTAATTTCATCGGCAGTTAAGCCAATGGCTGATAATTTAGCTATTGCAGATTCTTTAGCGTCATTTTCTGCTTTTTTTTGTGCAATTTCTTCGGCTTGTAATTCTGCTAATTTAGCTTCTACGGCAGCTTTGTCATAGGCTACTTCTTGCTCGTTAGCGTCATAAGCTATATCGCCACGAATCGTAACAATGGATGGATTAAGTAAAAAAATTGCTGTATGTAAATTAATCATCCTGCAATCTCCATTAATGTAATTGTTGCAGTCCTATTTTCAAGTTGAGCAGTAACTGTATATGGCGATGACCCAACCCTCATTCCCATTGTGTATGTTGTTGCGGATGTAGTTGCTGGAGAATCTAAATAATTTAAACAAATTGAAGAATCAACTTGTGAAGAAGCATTATAAAGTCTTGCCATTCCATAGGTAGCATCACCAAGATTTGTTCCAGATACAGTACCTCTAAAAATTGTAAAAGAAGATGCTTGTTGAAAAGCAGAATTAGAACCACTTGTACTACAAATAATTAAAATTTTACTTGTAGAAAATAATGGTGTAATACTTGCAGATAAACCTGTACTCACAAAAGTACTAGAAGTGGAAGATGTTGCAACTGCATAATTAGTACTAACAACTTGCAAAACAGTTCCAACTGATTTATTGGTTAATATTGTTCCAGTAACTGCTGGAAGCGTTAATGTATTCGTACCAGCTACGGCTGGAACTGTAACTGTAACTGTACCGCTTGTATCGCCTGAAAGAACCATTGAACTCATAGAATCACCCATCTAGAACCGCTAGGAACTGTTACTAATTTACCGCTTGCGACTGTTACAGGGCCTACAGAAAGACCGCTATACCCGCTTGCGATTGAGTAACTTGTTCCTACAGTTAAATTATTAACAAAAATACCATTACTTGCTACTTGTTGTTGTGCTGATAAATCACCAGTAGAAGGGTTATATTTTAACTCTGTGCTTGATGTATAAGCAGTCGAAAGTGTTCCGCTGGTGGCGGCGGCAAACAATGGATAACGAGTAGCATTAGTAGTTGTATCGTCTGTAATCGTTGCACCACCTGTAAATGTTACCCAAGTAGGTGCTGATGTGCCATTAGATTGTAATATTTGACCAGTTGTTCCAGCCGCAGTAAATCCAGTTGTATTAGTTGCAGATTGATAAGGAACTGCACCAGCTACACCACCGGCCAAATTAGTCGCTGTTGTTGCAGAAGTTGCAGTTGCCGCATTTCCGCCAATACTTAAGCTAGTTGCTGTTCCTGTTAAACCTGTTCCAGCGCCACTAAATGACGTTGCGGCCAAAAGACCAGTAGAAGGTGTGTAATTAAGTTTTGTAGAACTGGTGTATTCAGTATTGGTTGTTCCTGAAGTTACCCTGGCAAACAATGGGTAATAAGGTGTTGCAGAACTGGTGTCGTCTGTAATCGTAATTGCAGTTGTTACTGTTGACCAGCTTGGGGCGCTTGTGCCATTAGAAGTTAAGAATTGCCCAGTTGTTCCGGCGGCCGTAATTCCCATAGCAGATGCGCTTGAATACACTACGCCACCGGCTACCGCAGTTAAATTGGCGTTTGTTCCACCATACGCTAAAGCAATAATTCCAGCGTTCCATGTGCCTGTTGTTACTGTTCCAAGGGTTGTTAAGCTTGTAGAACCGGCTAATGGTGATGCGCCAACGGTATTGTAAGAAATAGTTTGGGCGGCAGAACCATTAAATGTTGTGCCAGATGCGGCGCCTGTTCCGCTGTTATTAAATGTAACGGAATTAGCGACACTTGCGGCTTGACCAGTTGTATTGCCTGTACCACCGTTTGCAATATTTAAAGTACCAGCAAGCGTTACAGCACCAGTTGAAGGTGAAGAAGGTGTAAATCCAGTTGTACCGGCGCTAAATGATGAAACATTAGTTGGCAAAGATACCCATGCTGGAATACCGCTAGATAAAGTTAAATATTGACCATTTGTTCCAGCGGCCAAAAATGTGGTTGAACCACTTCCTGATTGATAAGGCAAAGAACCATTTGCACCACCAGCTAAATTGGTTGCTGTAGTTGCGGTTGTTGCGCTTCCAGCCGTTGTTGCAGTTGCGGCGTTACCACCAATAGAAAGACTGCTTGCTGTACCTGTTAAACCGGTTCCAGGACCGCTAAATTGAGTAGATGCGGTGATAGTAGTACCACCAACTGTAGAACCGCTTATAGGCGTTCCTGTAATGCTTCCACCAGTAATCGCTACGTTATTTGCATTTTGGGTTGACATTGTGCCAAGACCTGACACTTGTGTGTTAGAAATGGCAATACTTGTATTACTTGCGGCAGTTAATTGACCTTGTGCATTGACTGTAAATGTACCTACAGATGATGCAGAACCATAAGAACCGGCTGTAATTGCGGTATTTGTAATGCTAAATGTAAAGCCTGTAAGGGTTAACCCTGTACCAGCATTATAAGTAGCAGAAGTTGTAAATTGCGACCAAGTTACAGGGGTAGTTCCTAATGTTCCGCCAGGGGTTACTGTGCAGAACCATGCTGAACCAGCTTGTGAGCCGTATTCTACGAACGCAATCGCTGAAACTAATTCATTCCATGTATTTGCATCAGAAGAACGTGTCCATGCGCCTGAAGCGGCTATGTAAATGCCGTTATTTGCTTGTGTTGATTGATTTTTAACAATTACACGGTCGCCAGCAAGGGTTGTATATCCATCAATTGTTTGTAATCCGGACAATGTGATGTTTGTAAGGGTTGCACAAGCTACTGGTTGTTTCCAGCTAATGCCAGCGGCATAAGATTGCAATGCCAATAAGTTAACAATATCGGTTGCACCGCTTGGCTGGGTTGTTATTTGGCCAGTTGTGGTGCTGATATTAGTAAAAACACCCGTAGATGGGCTAGTTGAACCAATTGGGCTTGAATCTAGTGTGCTATTGGTAATTGTTAAACCTGATTGAAAAGGATTGGCCGTTGCATAAAACGGCTTTCCTTGTCCAATAAAGGTATTAAACGACCCGTCAAGATTAAAATAAGCTTGAACGGGTAGTAAATTCTGTATCGCAGAA